AATGGCAAATGATACCAGCTAGTTGCCATATCTGCCAACGCACGACACTCTGTCACGTCACGCTGATAAAGCTGCGCCTTATCCTCGCTGACGCGCAAATCGGCTATTGGGGCGCGACTAGCGCACCCCGATAACACGATTGCTGTTACGATTAGCCAGCGCATTATGCCGCCGCCTGTTCTGCGGCCGCTTCAGCCCATTTAAGTAAAAACATACTGCACTTTTTGATTTGCTCATCAGTCATTCCGATATCGTGGCGGGCAATAAGAACAGCTTCAGCCGCACATTCGTTCCGCATCTCAATATATTTGACGTATTGATCAAGATCGTCTTTGTCACGAAGAACACAAGAAGCGCTCTTGTCAAAACTCTCAGCCATATGTTGCTGGTAAGCATAATCAACAAATGTATTCATTTGATTTTTAGTAAGTTTAGCCATTTTCGCTACTCCCGTTTGCGTTGCTTATGCAGTTTAAAATAAGCATTCTGACATCATAGTCAACACTTATTTCCACTTTTTTACACATCCGCACCCACTTTTTTTAATTCGGCAATCACATCCGGTCTATTTTGCTTGTAATACGTCCTTAAACCATCACCCATCGTCTGCCACTGTTCCAAGCTGACCATTCTGCGCTGCGGCGGTGTCCATTCAGTAGATTGGCTATTAAACGCCCTAGGTTGCCCGCTGACGCGCTTTGGCTTGTTTTTGGCATCACGCATACACCAGTTGCGCCAGAACGCCTGTACGTCCACATAAGCGGCTTTGTTGCCGTTTTGCTGATCCCACATTCTGATTGCTTGTAAGACCTCACCACCGTTGAGACCCTTATCAGCGGCATAGGCCAGATCTTCATCAGATGGCGTCCAATCACAAACTTTGGTTTTTCTATTTTTATTAACTTTAGTATCTTTTAGTTTATGGTTGTCACTGTGACAGGGGTGGGTAGTCAGACTGACTAGGGTATACTGTGACGATTTGCCGGTGCGATGGGTCACTGTGACCAACCCTTCATCAACCAGCTTTTTAATTTTCCGGCGCACTGTCGCTTCACTTGCACCCGTAAAACGCGACAAATACCCTGCCGATGGCCACGCAATCCCACTATCGGGATTTGAACAGTTAGCCAGCGCGATAAAAACCAGCTTTTCTAGCGGGTCATCCATTGGCGTTGTAAATGCTATCTTTAAGGCTTCAATGCTCATCGCTTATTATCTCCAATGTGAGTGCCGCATAGCCAATGATGTCCAACAGGCTGTCAACGTGTTTGCAGTCGCTGTTTGCCAGCCGTGACAGCTTCATTGCAATCATCATCGCACCAAACTGCTCCGGCGAAATATCTTTGCCAGCGATCATCGACATCATCTGGCTGGTCTGTGTCCAGTTTTTCCGCAGATCGCCATAGCTTTCGCCGCGCTGTTTCAGTATCGCTTGCACATTTTCCAATGCTTTAGAACGGTTCATTAAACACCTCTAATATTGTGAATTCTCCAATCGGCACTTCGGCCATCAACCCGTAATCACGTTCGATGCCACGATCACGTCTACCGCCAATAGTTGTTTCAAAATCCACGTTAAAATTGACATAGCCGATGCAGTCGATCCACCGCACGATTAAAAATGTCGGCAAGCCGGTTTCAAACGCCACTTGCCGCGCATACATCATTTTATGCAGATGCAGCAACGATGTTTTGTATCGGCTGATCTCAAATGTGCGGCATTTGATTTCTGCAAACGCCGCTATGCCGCCATCACGCACAAGCCCAAAATCAAGCTGATCATACTGTGGCAGCTTCACAAAATCCACGTTCCACACGCGGCTGACCGATTGCATTGTTTGCAGTTCTAGCACCCGATTTGCTTTAGTTTCCATATCAGCCCCCGTTCGGATCATATGATAGATTGTTTGGATTAAACGGGATGATGTTGTGTTTCTTGCGAGTGTTCTTGCAGTAGTCAGCGCGGATCACGCCAAGCGGCTCAACACCATCTTCAATGTGCCGTGGGTATACCCGCACCTCGATGCCGGTTTTGCCTTTAAACAAATGTATCGTCAGATCTTTAACGTCAATCCAGCTTTCAGCCGACAACATTGTGTAAGTGCGATCACCGATTGTTTGATAGCCATCATCCATTGTGCGCCTCTTTTATTGCCCATAATATCCGCGCCGCCACTTGCGGCACAATGCTGTTTCCTAATTGCTTTATTCTGTGTACCCGACCGGATAACCCATTAACCACTCGACCCACTGCGGGTTCAGGCTCCCAGAAACGCCTTTTTGCCAAGTTTCTGTTCGTAGGCTCCAGCCTTGATTGCCGCCGTGGTTCCCGTTCGCATCCGCTGCCGTTGGTGTTGGCCACCATCCGCTCCCTTTTTTTAATTCGTGCGGGGTCATTTGGTTCGCCGTTGCTGTTGGTGTGTGCAACAATCCACACCCTGTCGCGTCTGTGTGGCGCGTCTGCGGCGACAGCCGGAATAACAAACGTCCTTGCGGTGTAGTTTGCGGCTTCCAAGTCAGATAGCACCTCGTCGAGACCCATAGAGATGTGTCCAGCAACATTTTCTCCAATAACCCAAGTCGGCCTGACAGCTTGGATAATTCTGAGCATTTCCGGCCAGAGGTGTCGGTCATCTTTATCGCCTCGTCTGACCCCGGCAAGCGAGAAAGGCTGGCAGGGGTATCCCCCGACAACGATGTCAACCAATCCTCTAAATCTATCTGCGTCATTTGCTAATTCTCTCACATCATCGATTATTTCTGTATCTGGCCAATGCTTTCGCAAAACCCTTTGGCAGTGCTTATCATATTCGCAAAAAGCCACTGTTTCATATCCACCTACCAGCTTTTCGCCAGCGTAGCTAAAACCGCCAATCCCACTGAATAGGTCAAGCATTCTAAGCATTTGCCAATATCTCCCGTGTGACATAACAGAACGTGTCAATATCCATTTCGCACGCATATCGCCAGTCGTGCTTTTCAGCAATATCACCCGACATCACAAAGAACGTCAGATATGTCATCGCTTGCACCGGCACTCTCACCCGCGTCTTTTGTCGATCCAGCCGGTAAAACAGACAAGGCATTTTATCGCCGCCAGCATATTCAGCCGCCGCGCATACTTGATCCCACCACGCACTATCCACCCCCGATTTTCGCCTTTTGCATTCCAAAACAAAAGGAAAATCGCAATCATTAGTAACCAGATCGCCAAGGTGTTTCTGGCGCGTCTGATCCAGTTCACGCACGAACGTGATACCAAGCTGATCATATAATTCTTTTGCGATTTCATATTCATAGCCCTTGCCTTTATTACGGCTTTTCAATCCAGACATCGCTGCCCCCGTTCGGTTGGTTTCGCATATCATTGCCGAAACGGGATTAATCTGTAAAGCGGAAATTTAAGTGTTGCAAAATGTTAGTGCGTGGAATACGGTGTCGAAATGAAACGGGAAATCGGAAAAGAATGGCGTGACGCTGACCTGACACACTTGTCTGTCAGCCAGTTAAATCGCACGCCAGCATATTGGATTTACGCATATCTGTATCTGCGTGATGATCGTAAAAACATAACTGTCGGGGAAAACGCCGCAGTCGGAACAGCAGTGCATAACGGCTTGCAGTCAATCGTCTGCCACGGTCAGGATATTACTGATCAGATCTTGGCAGCACAGATTGCGTTTGATTTCCACGATGCTAATCAGGATGCCGCAAAGCGTGAAAAATATCGTGACTGCATACCGGATATGATCCGCAACGGCATCGACATATTGACCGAATACGGCTTTACCGGCGCGGTTGATGAAGAACGCATAGAAACGTGGCTTGATGGCGTCAACGTGCCGCTGATCGGCTTTGTTGACCTATTGGTGCCGGATACGATGTTTTGTGAAATAAAGACCAAAGCACCGCGCAAAACAAAGCTGTTAAAAGATGGCACGCAGGGATGGGCAAAAGCCACACTGCCAAAAGCACCAGAAAAAGCGCACGTCGCACAAGCCGCGATCTATCATTACGCACTGCAAGTGACGCCATCGATCTGTTATGTCACCGATCACGATGCTGTGATGTTCACGCCATTTAATTGTGACGAATTGAAAGCTGACGCACTGGCGTATGCTGTTGAAGATATGCGGCAAAAGGCATTGATCCGGCAAAACCTGTTGCGGGTCAGCACCGATCCGAAAGTGCTGGCCAGCTTTACCGATCCAGACTGGTCACATATGTATCAGTGGAAAATTGAAACCGAATATTTAGAAAAGGCGAAAAAACTATGGAAGCTGTAAAACTTGATAAAGCATTGAGCGATTTTCGCAATGCGGCAACGCTTGGCAAATCTGGCAAAAACCCGATGTTCAAAAGCCAATACAGCACGCTTGGTGATGTGCTATCTGCGCTGAATAAAATATCTGACTATGGTTTGGCGTTTAAACAATATTTCAGTGATGATTGTTTGGTCACAACTGTGTCGCACATCGAAACCGGCGAAAAGTTCGACAGTGCCATACCTATCCGGCCAGAAAAGAACACACCACAATCATACATCAGTTGCGTGACCTATCTGCGCCGCGCCAGTTTAATGACGATGTTCGGATTGAATGCTGATGATGATGATGGTAACTTGGCAAGTGGCAATGGCGCGGCCTCCTCCCGTCCGCAGCCTATGCCAAAGGCACCGGCAGTCGCTCCCACTTCGGCTGTCGGTGCCGCCTCCCCCAACATCGATAAAGAATTGCAGCAATGCAATAGCGTGCGTGATGTCAACGCACTTTACACCACTCTGGTGCGTTCGCGTGACGTGACGCCAGATGAAATCGAAAAAATGCGTATTAGAAAAGAGGAATTAAAATGAGCGATTATGATGATACAAATCGGGGCGCGATCTTCAAAAACGACAAAACATCTGACAATCAGCCAGACTATACCGGCAAGATCAATGTCGATGGCGTGGAAAAGCGCATAGCATTGTGGATACGCGAAAGCGCAAAAGGCACCAAATATATGTCAGCCGCTATCAGCGACCCACAGCCGCCGCAAGGCCAGCCACAGGGTCAGCCACAGGGTCAGCCGGTAACATTGGCACAAGCTGTTGATGATTCGATCCCGTTCTAAAAAAACATCACGCCGGATGCCGCGCCTTGAGCGTTGCATCTGGTGTGAAAAAGATGTGGATCTAAACGACAACAATTGGGTCTGTGATGGCAGCAAACAAGTGCTGCACGTTGACTGCTTCAATGACAGGTTAGGGATTATAAATGCAAATCGACAAAAACATACCGCTGCCACCTAAACGGCACGCGATCAGATCAAAAGCTGTGGCTTTTGTTGATACGATGGAAGCGGGTGACAGCGTGCTTTTTGATGACGTGTTAGACGCCAACAGACTGCGTGACGCGCTGCGTTATCGCGGTATTAAGACATCAATGCGTAAAGGTGACGACGGGGTGCGGGTATGGCGTCTGTCGTAAAGGTGCCATCATATGAGGAATTGCGTGCTTGCTTGCAAATCCCCAAAGTAACCCCGCCGCTTGACCGGCTTGGTCGGCGCAATACAGCAACCACGCCAAAAGCGTTGCTGATCGAACGTGTAAAAAGAGAGCAGTCTTAGCTGCTCTTTTTCTTATTTTGGAAACTTTCCAGCGCACCCGCACCAAAGTAAAAACCCAGAATGATCATCATCGCATAATTGATGCTGAATTGTTCCATCACTTGCGTCACCGCATTTGGGTCGCCTTTACCCACGATTGTCATCGTCAAAACAATGATATAACTAGCCAGAAACGTAAAACCAAACATCAATGCCAGATAGCGTTGCGCCAGCTTAAATGGCGCATAGGCATTCATCAGATCGATGCGTGCTTTGCTCTTTGCCGCAATCTCTTCTTCGGTGCTTGTGTGCATATCATCAATCAGTTTCATACCCTGCTTTACGACATCGCCAGATCCCAAAATTTTACCTAATACTGCAAGCATCTTAATAACTCCAAACATTCGGACGCGGTGCGCCGCCAAACGTATCCAAGTGCAAAAACCTTGCACTGCCTTTTTGCGCCACGCCAATGCCAGTGAAACCCATCTGAAACGCCAGCCGCATCAGTTCGTGTGCTTGTTGCCCGTTGCACGCTATATCGACCGCACAGCCCCGCGTATGCACTGACAGTTTGCCGGTAGGCTTGCTGGCTTCGATGCTGTGCTTCGGGCTGCGATAGCCGCTGGTGACGGTCATTGGCTGACCATACACGTCACGCAGTTCTTGCAGTTTAGCCATAAACGCCGCCGACATATTGCATTCGCCGGTTTCACTGCACGAAAATTCATCTTTGCTAAAATTAGGATACTTTGACCAATCCATTCATCTGCCTCATTTCCATAATGACATCAACCGCGTGATGCCAGCTATCAGCCTCGTTTTCAGCCGTAAACCGTGTCGGTGACACCCGTTTGGTTTTGTGCCGTAACAGCGATGTGACGGGCATAAACAAGCAACGTCTTGATTGGGGCTGAACCAAAGCGACAATATCATAATCCTCAATTGTTGGGCTGCGTTTGTTGCCGCCGTGACCAAGTTGGAAATGACAAGACGGGCTTCGACGCCTAGTAGGTAGACACGGGTTCGATGCTTTAACTTGAATGCGTAAAATCGTTTCATCTTGAAAAGCCACTAAATCAATTGCGGTTTGCTGTGCCATTGCGACGCGCCAATCTAACGCTAAGATCGCAGCGGCGGCAATATGCTCACCAATTAGCCCAAGTGTCACCGACAACTAAATCGCCATAATCAGCCAAACAACACCGCCAAGTGTCAGTGCAATAAGCCCTGCAATCAACCCCCAAATAATTAAATCATCAACAAACTGTTGGCGGGCAATTTCTTCTTCTTTTTTGCGTTTTCTGATTTCGCCTTGCAGCCTGATGATCTGTTGCCAAGCGTTCATCCCGTAATGCCCGATCACGAAATTGCGTAATTCATTTTCCATCTGTTGCGCTTTTTTAAGCGCAGCGAAACTCTCTAAAGCCTCTTCTTCAACAGATCCGAAGCGGCGCGATTTAGCTATGCCGTGTGATGTTTTGATGTTTTGGATAGCACCCATCCAGCGGCCAAGATCGCCAGACATACTTTCGATCTCTTTACCGGCTGCAATGCCTTTTTTTAGCAGATTATAGCTAGTGGTGGCGGCTGCTAATAATGTGACGGGATCCATTTTGCCACCTCAATGTCATAGTTACTCCCGTACTAAGTATATAACCCAGATCAGCATAAACGTCTGGATCAGATCGATCATAGGTATCTGTATCATTTACGTTGCCTCATTCGCCATAAACGCCAAAAAACCAGCACCATCGCACCAAAAGCTGCGGTCATACCAAACCAGCTTTCAAGCGCGTCAACCCACATTGGCGCGGATAAGCCGGTGACTATTGTTGCAACGTCAATTTGGGTATCGTTGTCCATATCGTTTTCCTAACAAGCCATCAAAACACAAGGCACAAGATAACTACCATCATCGTATGTGTGCGAAACGTGTGTTGATGTTACCTTTGCGATTGTCTTACTGCGAACAATGTCATCGCCCTGCGGCTTTGCAGTGCCATCACCAGCCGACATTAGCAAATCACCCCGTGCTACTGTCGTGTCTTGTGCAATGCGAATGACCATATCGCCTGTCATTGCGACATTCATATCATTTGTAAAGATGTCGTCATCATTGTCCCAATTCACAAAAACGCCAGCTACGTTTGCATCACCCTCAACCGACGACACAGCCATACAGTTTAGCTGTTCGTTATCTTCAGTTACGCCATCATTCGTCCACTCTGCCATTTGGTCTAGGTTGGTCATTACCGTACCTTTGACAATGCTTTCATCTCTGGTGTTATCCGTTAATTGTGACCAACGTGCCAAGTGACCACCGTTATATGACGTGGTAGTGCCAGATATGCTTATTGAACCTTCTAGAGTGCCAGCAGAACGAAATGCAACCATCGTTCCATCAGCCGACCTGCCCAAATCTAATGGTGCAGTCGCATTACCATTACTAATAATGGTGCCACTAGTGCGTATTGTTGTGCCAATTACATTACTAGCCGCTGGATTTAAAGTTGTGGTGTTAAAAAAGAAATCACCATCGCTATCAATCCGCATACGTTCTGAGGCATTTGTGTAAAACTGCATATGATTACTTGAGTGGTCATATCTAATTCGACCAACTAATTCACTGCTTTCATCGCCAAAAAACAGTTGAGACGAATTTGACGAATTAGCAATAATCGCAAGTTGTGAATCTGCGTTGTTCTCTACAGCTAATGAAGTTTGTGCATCATAGGATGCAAGAGTTGTCGCACCATCTCCACCCACAACGTGGGCGGTAACATCAGGGCTTGTCGTGCCGACACCTACATTACCGCTGCTATCAATCGACAAAGCCGCTGTGCCGCCGCTGCTTTGGATGTTACTAACACGAATTACACTGGTCATATCGTTATCCTACTGTGCGTCTGTGATGCGTTCAAACATAATGGATGTTCTGTCATAGCCAGTGTTTCCTGCAATATTACTTCCAGACGCTAAACTGCCAGTAACCAGTTTAAATCTAAATGTTGATGCGTCTGTGACATTGACTAAAATACTACGGGTCATCGCACTGCCACCATCGGCATCACTGCCGCCTCTTATATTAAGATAACCCCTTCGGTCATAGGTAGAACCGCTGTCTGCCGACACATCTACATCAACAGTTACAACTGTATCGCTACTAGCAGTAATGATTTCGACTTGAGGTGTTACTTTATACAAGCCGGTTTTGGGAAATGTAAAAACTCCACTACTTTCGGTCATACCCGTGCCAGCATATGCAAAAGTAGCATCGTCAGTTCTCTCCCAACCACTAATAGTTGCAGCGTCTGTAGTAAAGTTAGATGTCAGTCTCCAAGAATCTATCTCAACAGTGTTTGGCATACTGACCTGACCACTGCTATCAATCGACAGTGCCGCTGTGCCGTTAGTGTGTTGCAGTTCCTGTACGCCGATGATGCTTGCCATTGTTTTATCCTATTGCGCTGGTGCTAGCCGTTCAAACATTACGTTTGTTCTAACCCTATCGGAAGCCCCCCAAATATAGGAATTAGTATCCATAGATTTTGCCCTAAACTTTACTTTGACATTTGCTATGTCAGTAACATTCACAAAAACGCTGGAAGATACTGACCCACCATTCACATTACCTGAACTGCCTGAAATTAACTCACTTACTTCAGTGTAACTTGAATTGTCTGTGGTCACGTTAATTGTTGGCGCAAAGTTATCGGAAGCATCATCTCTTTGCAGAAAAGTGCCAGTAACTTTATACAAACCAGTCTGAGGAAACGTGAATATTCCAGACGAATGAGACATCCCAGAAACCTTGCCAAGACCAGTAAACGCAGTTTGTGACCAAGATGTTATATCACTGTCACCATCAGTTGTATGGTTGGCGTTTAGATACCATTGGTCGAAGACGTATGAGGCGTCCATATCGACACGACCACTGCTATCAATATTGATAGCCGCAACTGCGCCGCCGCTGTGTCTGATTTCATCTACATAAATCTTGCTCATATCAAACCACCGTGAAAGTGCCATTTATTGTCAACGTGGCGTTGATTATCAACGCGCCGAAAGCCCCGGAATTTGTGCTAACAGGTATGGTCACATCTGTGTCAAGCTGTTGTTCGTGTACCCGTATAATATCGCCAAGCCCGTTTGTGGTATCGCCGGACGCGCCGTTTTCGCCTAGAAAATATGAAGCCCCGCCACCGGCAAGCGGTTCGGCTGTATCTGCGGTCTGATCAAATGTAAACAATGAAATCCACGCATCATTATCAGCGTTCCGCATCTTTAACAGATTGTTGGCCGTATCATACCACAGTTGATATGCGTATGTGGTTGTCGGCGCGGATGCACCGGCATTTGTGCTTACAATAGCCCCCAGCGCGTTGTTTAAATCTGTGCGCGTGTTTGGAAACGTCTGATTGTCTATTACATAATCGTGTTGTGCCATTTAGAACCCCGTTGCAACGTAATCAAACAGCCGGTCAACACCTGTGTCACTGCTATCATAGAAATTGATAGTGAAGCCGGTTGCTGATTTACTTGTTATAGCATAGTAATCGCCACTTTGCATATCCCCGACAGATATAGACACTGCCAGCAATGTTTTAAATGGCGTTGTAAATGTGACCGCTTTTGCGCCAGTGCCAGACTGTATATCGTTGTCACTTTCGGTGCGGGTCGGCAGTTGCACAGATGCTTCTAATTCTTCGATTGCTGGCGTTTCATCGCTTTCAGTGGTCGATAGTTCAGCTTTAAACCGCAAAGCGCGTGCAGTGTAGCTACCGACAATAAATGGCCGGTATGCAGTCCAAGTTGGGGTGCCAGCAGGGTCATCTGTGGTCGTGCTAACAAATAGGTCAACATCCGTCGCGCCGCTTGTTGGCGTGCCACCGTGTTGTGATAGCTGTGTTGTTTTGATGTTCGTGTTTACTGTGCCGGTGTATGTGGCAGTCAGATCAATATAATTTGCAAAATCATATGTGCCAGATGACGCAACAAAACCGCCACCGCCATCGAATAGACCAGTAGCGTCATCGAAATCACCAGTTGCGCTATCAAACAAAATGCTAGTGTCTAGCTGCAATTTATTATCAATTACGACCACATCTGTTTTTGTGCCAGCAAATGCAGTCTGTTCAACCACCTCATCAACAAAGTTGAAGCCAGCTATGGCATCCACAAGCGCAACACTGCTTGCCGCGTTTGTTGATGTTCCGCCAAACTTGTCAACTGCCTTAATAAAATATGTGCCAGTCAATGCCGGTACGATAGCGGTGTTCGCCGGTCTTGACACCTTTTTGATCAAAGCGCGTGTATTGTTGTATGTTGCACCAGTCGTCAGCGGTGAGTGGCGGATGATGTAATGCGACAGATCTGCATCTGTGACCGGCGTCCATATCAAATCTGCAAGCTGGCCATTAATATTGACACTAAAATTAGTGACATCTGATGGATCAGACGCTTTGCCGGTGACTGTATGGATGACATCAGTAAATGGTGATCTAGCCAAAGTTCCAATACCGCGCACGCGAATATCATAAAGCGTGCCGACCTTCACATTCGGTATAGTAAAAACGCCGCTGGATGAATAGCCGACCGATATATATGTGCTATCAGTGGTTTCTTTATATTCAGCTTCAAAATTGACCGTCAGTGGATTTGTGCTTGATGCGCTGACCGTGATGACTGACACCGGCTGTTGATTAACTAGGTCAATATCTTCAGATGTTGTCACCGTAGGCGCGGGCAGCGTGAACGGGTCTGGCAAGTTTGTGTTGTCGAACGCAAATGTCTGTTCTTCAGCATTCCAATCAAACACTGCGCTATTCAATTCACGCAATGTCAAATCGACACCGATGACCGGCTGATCATTCGCACCAACATCAACCGCTAACGACCATTCGCTGACCTCAAAGACCTTGCTACTAAAACCAAGCCGCTCATTTGTCACCATAACTGTGTCACCTACCGACAGCTTGAATGCTGATATGGTGCAAGGCATTGTCATTGTGATCTGTTGCCGGTTGCGGAAAAGCGCGATCTTCGCTAGGCGTTGTGCCATTGCCGGATCAGTCGTGAATGGCAGATCGTAATCTAAAAACTTGGTGTCGCCGCCATCTTCGGTGACAAACGCGCTTGACACATATGCAGGATAATCAGTTGGTGTGTAAAACCGACCATCCGCACTTGTTGACGCCGGTGCAAACACACCTTTTACAGCGTTGTAATTATCGCGTGCGCTGCGCCGCGTTTGCAGGGATATAGCCCCGCGCAAATCATCTTCATCAAGCGTAATTGTTGGCGCAACATATTTGGCGACCTTTAAATGAAATTTTCCGTTTGCGAAATGAATAGTGCCGCCGCAGCTAGTCAAAAGCTGTTCTAATACCTGTTTCGGGCTTTGATTGGTGTTAAAGCTGCCGTGTACTTCATAACGATTTTGTGTGCCGCCACCGGTCAATGTCACTTGTTCGTCACATATGTCAGCCGCAGTCTCAAAACTATCATCATCGATTTCTGTGCTATCGGCACCAAACCCATATGTGTCATTAGTCAGATAATCGCGTATTGCCAGCGCAGGGTTTGATGAAAACGCGGTTGTGCCATCACGCGGATCATACAGCTTTTTGCCAGATACTTGCATTGACACATTTGGCAAGCCGGTGGGAAACACATCGCGGTCATATTCAAATCTGACATAGACTGACGCAATACCTTGCAACCGATGGTTGCTTGTCCATTTACTGCTTGCAGACACAAGATCGCTGTATGCGGTCTGCGTTGTTGTGCCAGTCTTTTTAGCTATTTTGACCTTGTTTCCATTATAGGGTGCCGTAATGACCGCGCCAAGCGTTTCACCGGCAGATGGTGCAGATACGAACTTTTCATTTAAATAAAATCTGCCGTGGCTTTCGATTTCGTGTGATGCAACCGCCAGAACCATATGCAAAAATTTGTCATCGTTTGTGGTTTCAATAAACACAATGGTGCCACCAACACGAACAGTGCCATAAATGACATTGCGTGGCTGTACTGGCTGTTTAATGTTTTGTGTGCGCTTTATGCCGTTTTGTTGAAAATCGCCAAGCGAATAAGAGTAACTTGGGATTTCTGGCTTCGGTGCTAGTGCTTGGGATGCAACACTAAGCGCGGCGGTCGCTGCTGCTGAAACGCCAAATGCTTGCAATGCGGTCAATCCAAGAATTGTGCCGCCTGTTGCATAGGTCAGACCAACTGTTACCGCCGCTGTAACCAACGTGGTTGGGTTAGTTATTTGTTTTATAAAACTTTTAAAAAAGCCCATCTAACTGCCCCAAGTGATCTGTTTGTCTTGCAAGCTGGCTACCATTTCCAAACCTTTATCACTTGCGTAATCAATTTTTTGATCTTCGCTTGTGTAGCGTCTAGTCCGACTGCGATCCAAATCAATCAATCGGCTTTCTGCACTGACGTTGATATTGGCTGTTGCGCCAGCATCTTCGATGGTCATCACATCCATTTGACCGCTGAACATCGTATATGGTGTGTCTATGATCGCACCGCTGTCATTCAAAAAACCAAAAAACACCTTTAACGATCTGCCTTGATAGTTTTCTGACAACGCGGCAGATACCAAACTACTGTCTAAACCAGATAACGTGATATTCACGCCATTAGCTTGCACTTGGCTTGTTTCTGCAATTTCGCTTAAATTGAGATAGCTGGCAGATCCAACATATGTTTCACTGTCAATTGTGATGTCACCGTAACCATTCCAGACTGTAACAAGACCGCCATCAAAATCCATACGCACAGCAAAAAACGGCTGAACCTCGCCAGCCGCCAATTCAGCTTCAAAGTTAGTGCCAATCGATCTAGCCATTTATAACGCCTCAACTGCACCGAATGCCATTGAATAGAAACCGGCTGTGTCAATATTCCAGTTGTGTGTCGGTGTTGATAGCCGGAAAACACCTTTTGCATCAGTCACAACAACCGTTGCACCATCAGCCGGTGATGACCGCAGATCTGGCCATATGGTTAATGTCGCTTCGCCAGATGCGTTGCTGTTGACATCATCTAGCACTTTGTAAAGCTGTGCGGTGCCGCTGCTGCCAAGCTGTATATAATCACCCGCCAGCAGATAGCCGGTAGCAGACGCTGGCAGCCCGTCTATAGCCAGTTCATCACCGGTCTGGCTTGCACCGTTCACAACTGGTGTGCCAGCCGCTGACGCTGCACTGCCACGCGGTGTGGCTGCATTTGGATCGCCAAGCAGAAACGTGCCAAAGCCGCCATATTGCTTCATAAAGAATGTGATCCATTCTTCGGCGTCTGCGCGTTTCATCAGTGGCAGATTGATGTCAGCTTCCCAGCGTTGACCTTGGTGCCGGTAAACCGTCAGCTTATAGTTGTATGGTGATGTCGTGACGCCAACAGTATTGACTGCGGTCAGGCCGACTGTCGCCACATTGGTGTTTGTCGGCATTGATAGTGGATAGGTGATCGCCATAATTAACCCCCAAACGCCGCGCTAAATGACCCACCGCGCCGCTTGGCATCCAAAACCGCGCCTTTTGCAGCTTGTGCGATCTGCGGCAACATATTGGTCATTTCTGCACGCACTGTTTGCTGTACGCCGGTTGACAGATTGATCGTTTGGTTGACAACAACACCGCCGCCAATCTGGTTGTTTGGCACGATGCTGCCAGACTGGTTCGGCACAAATAATTCGCGGCCACGTTCGCCGACCATATAAGGCGTGTTTTTATTGACCTGACCACCCATTGCGCGGGGTGCAGGATAATACACACCAGCAGTGCCAGCACCGCCGCTGATGCCCCCGCCGCCGCCAAACATACCGCCAAACACACCACCAAGCGCACCAGCTAAAACGCCGGTCACTTGTTGCTGTATTGCCATTCTGATCATATCGCTGATGATGCTTGCAGCCATAGATTTAAAGGCATCTTTGACCGATGTTGTGCCTTGTATGACGCCAAGCAAACTGTCCTCAAGCCGGTTAAGACCTTGCACCGCCATATTGTCTAGCTGTTGCGTTGTGTTGCGTGCCGCTTGTGCATATTGCTGTAAGCCGGTTTTTGATTTGTTCACAGTAAATGAAACGCCGGTTGCGCTTGCTTGTACTCGCTGAAAACCGTTTGCCAGATTTTGTATTGGCTGGCTTGCTTGTTGAACTGTAACACTTGCCGCTTTGATATTGCCGTTGACATCCATCACAGCCTTGCCAGCGTTTTCCATATTGAAAACGATGCGATCAATATCTTTTTCCAACGCTTCGCCAAATGTAAATTTTGTCATTTCGACATTTACAGTTTTAGCCAAATCAACAATGCTATTGAGGAAACCACGCAGTTTGCTTATCGCCGCGCTGATCGCTTTTAGTAAATTAACGATGATAAATTCAGACACTTTGGCCAATACAGGCAAAAATGTTGCGGTGATCTGATTGCCGATGGATTTTAAAACTTGACCAAGTTTATCAAAATTATCATTTGCCGTTTCGACTGCTTTAGCTTGGTTTTCGGTCAATTCTATTGTGACCGCATTAAACTGTTCGCGCAGCTTGTTTACCTCTGCGCTGCCGTTTTGCAATGTGTTGATCAGGTTGACACCAGACCGGCCAAACAAATCAAACGCAACCCGCACGCGATCAGCGGGGCTTTCGATTTCTTTCAATCTGTCAGCAACTGTGTTGAGCAATTCATTTGTCGGTCGCAGATTACCGGCGGCATCAGTGACGCTAATGCCTAACGCTTCAAACGACCGCAGACCAGTGCCGATGCCGGTACTAGCCTCAGATATAGATCGGTTGAAGCGTGTCAGACCTTTTTCAAGCTCTTCGGCTGACGCACCCGTCTGGCTGGCGGCAAATTGTAAAGATTGCAGTTCATTGACGGTCAGACCCAAACGGCTTGACGCTTTGGCCAGATCGTCTATTTGACCGGCCATAATCTTCAGACCCGCACCAACGCCCAGTGCCACCAATGCGCCTTGAACGCTCATTATAGAGCGTCTGACGCGGCCTAGTCCGGCGGCAACCTTGCCAAATGCAGCGCGGGTTTTGTCAATGGCCGATATGGTAAATCTAAGATTTTGATCGGCCATCGTCTGTCACCTTAAAATAAGCAAACCATTCATTCAATTCACTCAGCGTCAATTCTTCAATTTCGCTTTGTGTTTTGTGCAAACGATCCGCCAAGGCCATCATATTTAGCCGCAGCGGATCTTGCTTTAGTTTTTTTCAGCGTCCTCGATTGTATCAACATCGCCAAACATCTTGCCAGCAATGTCACTTATCAACGTCACACTCTCTTTCATAAGATACATCTTATCTTCAAGTGTGAATAGACGCTTGCCATCACCATCTTCAGCTTTTGCAATAATCAGATCAATCATACCCGTGATCGTCATATTGTTTAGAAAATCTTTATGTTTTCTTTGTAGCTTGTCGATGTCTCCGGCGGTAATTGGGCTACAGTAAATGATCAACGCATTGTCATCTTCGCCCCACTCAACAACCTCGATTTGTTTACGCTGCAACGCACGCCGCGCTGCGATCTGTTCTCCCAAGCCCATTATTTACCCCTATGATACGGTCGTTTCAGTCAGACCACCGGTGCCTTGAAAGCTATATGTGGCAGTCACGATACCGTCAGACGATACACCGATTGACCGGCTGGTGACAATAGCTGAACCAGTCAGCTTATGGTCGCCAGATGTATTGCCTTCCATCTGCAAGTTCAGTGTGATGCTTGAACCGGCTGTGCAGTTATTGTGCGCGGTGTCAGTATCATCGAAATAGGTTTCAACGCTTCCGCTGAAATCGGTGAATGATGCTTTGTATGTTTTAGCAGTGTCACCCATACTTGTGTCTTCGATTGTGTCTGCGGTTTCGTCTACTGAAAAGCTGATCACTTCAGCCATTGCGTCTGTGCCGATAAGAACGACACCCTCGTTGCCTTTAAAAGTTGCCATCGGTTTGTCTCCTAAGCGGCAGTTTCAACGTCATTTTCAACGGTGCGATATTCGACCGTCACTGTGAAGCGACCCACGGCCACCGGCTGTTCACCGTCACCCGCAAAATCAGCTTCAAACGCGGTGATCTGTGCATCTTTTGCCAGACCACCAAGCGTTATATCAGCGGCAATGGCTTCTTCCATTTGAACCGCAATCGTGTCCAGCGTGTTGTCATAATTTGACACGCCTTTGACGTATGCCTCGACAGCAACGTCCAAAACCCTGTTCACAGAACGTGGCAAGCCGATTGTATCATATTCGCTTGTCTCGCTCTTTGTGTATATGCACAACGCTGGCAGATTTGTTTCTTCCAGCGGGAATATCCGACTGCGGAATACATTGCTGCCCGTTGTTGTCAGCCCCGTCAGCGTGGTCACAATGTCATCGCGTATTTGTTGCCTAACGTGGCTCATTGCTTTTCCAATACCAGTGTCGTCATACCAGTGCCGTCATCTTGCACAATGCGGATGGTGTAGCCTGTGGCGTCAATCGTAATCGTGTCGCCTTCAGCGGCTGTGGATACATCTGCGGTGCGGCAAACAAAGCGTGGCTGTTGCAAGGCAAACCCAACACCGCCACCAGCGTCAACCTCGACAAAATCGTTGTCAAATATGCCATTCACTGTGCCGCCGTCATAAGTAGCAGCAACGCCAAAATCATCAATGCCAATAAATATGGCACGATCATCTGCGCTTTCTACGGCCATTAGTCAGCATCCACCGCTGGCGCGACAGTTTCTTGCACCGGCTTTTTGACTGCTTTCGCTTCTTTAAACGGTTTAGCGTATCCACGCGCGATAAGTTTCTGTGCCTCAGTATCACGCACATCGTGATCTTCTCCGGCAAGCATAATGCCTACTGAACCCGCTTGGCAGTCTTTGACAACCGTAATTTTTACTAATCTATTTGGCATTTTTCTTTGTGTTCCGCTTGACTAGGCTGCTGGCTGATTTCTTTGTCAGACCCACGGCACGATCAGTGATACCAACTTTATCTTCATAAACCTCAACGCGGCCAGTGTTCACCAGATCAAGGCCAATATTATCTTCGACCTCAACAATATCACCGATGTTATATGACACGCCTTTGATCAGAATGTTTCTTTTGCATTTAATCTTCATCAAAATCCCCTATGGGTAAAACGGGGCAACCGAAGCCGCCCCGTCATTTGATTTATGATGCGTCGATGTCTAAGCACGCTGCGAATGATTGCGCGTGACGTACAGCAACGTCCATTTCCTGCATTACGCGGATGCGTACTGCGCCGGTTGAACCGGCTGTGTATGGATCGACCAACACGTCTGGTGTTGAGAAGAAACCAAGCATCAGTTGGCTAAAGTCACCGAAGATCATAGCAGATGCTGGATCAAGTGTGCCTTTGGTCAGATCTGATGGCACGTTGTTGGTTACAGCCAGTTTGTATCCGTAGAGGCTATCCCAAGGTGCATCCAGCAACATTACGCTATCTGTTGACGCAACCTTTGATGTTGATGCCATATGGCTCTTCACCTTCGGGTTTGTCAGATAGGCAAGTGTGTTGCCGTTGATCGCTGCGTTATCAACCTCAACTTCTTTCACTAGGCTTGTAATCGCTGCCCAAGTAAGATCGCCACCGTTTGTGCCAATTGCAACAGAACCAATACCAGATGTGCCGGTGATGCCGGTTGGCTCATTTGAGCCGCCGCCTTCGATGGCAACATCTTCAACTTTTTGTGCAATCGCGTTCAACAGATCGTCACGAACGATTTGCTCAACTGATGGATCGGATTGAACCATTAACAGACGTGATACATCTGTGAATGCGCCAAGTGATTTTGGTGACATTGTGATCTGGCTGAATACAGCGTTGACCTCAGATGTTGCACCATTCTCCGCCACAAAACCGGCTGAAACGCCAGTTGCCAGCTTTGGAATAGCCACATCGCCACGCAGACCTGTCATAAACCGTGCGCCAAGTTCGCTGAACACCAAGCGTGCGCGAAGCGCGTCAACAAACTGATCGCCAAGGTGATCGGTTGGCCGCAGGAAACCACC